TAATTATGAAGGGGGAGAAATTATTGTTGCAGAAAATAAATACAAACCCAAAGCCGGTTCTGCAATAATTTTCCCTTCAAACTTTATGTTTCCACATGAAGTAACAACGGTAACAAAGGGTGAAAGATGGAGTATAGTATCATGGTTGATGTAAAAAATTATATTGGTTGTTATGAAAATATTATTGATAATGCATTGTGTAAGGAAATATTTGAAAGTACTTGGGACTGGCGTGCCAGAACAGATCAGCCGCCGGACGCAAATGCATCAGCTTTTGTTGGCGGTAATGCTAGCGAAACTAGAGCAGACTTTGATGAAGATTGGATTGATGAACATCATGAATATCATCACTTATATCAAGCTTTAAAAAAATCACGTTTCAAAGTACTTGATCTTTATAAAGAAGAACATGAAACATTTAATGTTACACATCATACTGATTTTCGTGTTGGTAGATATGATACTGGTGGTTATGTGATTGAGCATTGTGATCTTCGTTATAAACCACATAAGGATGCAAATAACTCTCCTGAGAATTCATCGTGGGAACGACTAGCTACAACTGAAAGATGGGGTTATCCACAGGTTTCAATTTTTATGTTTCCGAATGATGATTATGAAGGAGGGGAACTTATTGTTGCTGGTAATGAAATTCATTACACAGCTGGTTCTGCAATAATTTTCCCTTCTACCTTCATGTTTCCCCATGAGATTAAACCAGTAACAAAAGGTGAAAGGTGGAGTGTAATATCGTGGTCGATGTAAAAGTAAACATAGATGAGTATCCAGCATTTCCTACAATGATTTATAAGTTTGATTCAAATTTAGGAAGTGATATACATTCACATATGATATCCTATATTAAAGCAAAAAAAGAAATGCAAACAGAAGATGATTTGCAAAAAATGTCGGCGTTTCGGCCTCTTGCTGAAACAATTCAACATACAATGATAGATATTCTAAAAAAATTAGAATATGAATATGAGAAAATAGAGATAACAAGTATGTGGGGAAATAGACTTTTAAAAAATATGACACATCCGCCGCATAGCCATTCAAACAATTTGTGGTCTGGAGTTTATTATATTAAAAGTTCCAAAGGAGCTTCACCAATTCAATTTTTCGATCCGAGAGCTCAAGCTCACCAACTTAGACCGAAGAACAATCCCAACTGGAAAAATTCTGGTATGTTGCAATTTGATGCTATTGTCGGTACAGGTTTAATTTTTCCATCTTGGTTGTTGCATTGGGTTCCTCCAACGCAATCTGAAAGATTAAGTGTTTCTTGGAACGTTCTATTGAGAGGTGAGTACGGCGAAGACGGAACTTTCCAGAATGCTTATATCTAAAAAAAATGAAGTATACTTACGACTTAAAAATGTTGAACCATCCGTAGCTGCTGAGCTCAATGATTTCTTTACCTTTGAAGTTCCTGGCTTTAAATATATGCCCACATACAGAAATAAAATGTGGGACGGAAAAATCAGATTGTACAATATTGTCACAGGTGAGATTTATATGGGTCTTCTTCCATATATAGAAGAGTACCTTCAAAAAAATGGTGAAACTTATGAACTGGAAGACGGAGTTAGAAGTGAACGAGCGGTGGCCGGAAGTATCGTGCGGGGATTTGTACGAGGACTTAGACCGACCCTTAATGGAAAACGAATTGAAGTACGAGATTATCAAATTGATGCCATCGCCCATGCTATTGCCACAAATCGTTCTCTTCTTATTTCTCCTACTGCTTCGGGTAAGTCATTAGTAATTTATTGTCTTATTCGTTACTACCAGATGATGGAACTGAAAACTTTGATTTTGGTTCCAACCACTTCGCTTGTCGAACAGATGTATAAGGACTTTGAAGATTATGGGTGGAGCTCTGAAACATACTGTCAGAAAATATATCAAGGACATGATAAAAAAGTAACTAAGGACGTTGTTATTTCTACTTGGCAATCTGTACACAGGATGCCCAGACAATATTTTAGACAGTTTGGCGTAGTGTTTGGTGATGAAGCACATTTATTCAAAGCTAAGTCATTAACTGGTATACTAACAAAACTTGACACTTGCAAGTATCGTTTCGGATTGACAGGAACACTAGATGGTACACAGACACACAGGCTTGTATTAGAAGGTCTGTTTGGAAAAGCAAAATACGTTGTAACAACAAAAGAACTTATGGACAACAAAACACTTGCGAGTTTAGAAATAAGATGTATTGTTTTGGATTATAAGGAAGAGGACAAACAAATTGTACAAGGATTTGGATATCAAGAAGAATTGGAATACATCGTCACTAAGGCTGAAAGGAATACTTTTTTATGCAATCTTATGGGTCATTGCGATGGTAACACTCTCGTTCTTTTCCAGTTCGTAGAAAAACATGGTAAACCACTCTATGATATCATAGAAGATAAATACAAAGACAGGAAAGTTTTCTTTGTATATGGTGGTGTTACTACTGACACCAGAGAAGAAATAAGGGAGATTGTAGAAAATGAAAAAGATGCCATCATTGTTGCGAGCTATGGGACTTTCAGCACTGGTATTAATATTCGTAACATTCACAACATCGTGTTCGCAAGCCCCTCGAAAAGCAAAATTAGAGTGCTTCAGTCCCTTGGTCGTGGTTTGCGGCAAATCGGCGGCACTAAACACTTACGACTTTATGACATATCGGATGATCTCTCCATTCTAAAACCTAATTTTACATTAAGACACTTTCATGATCGTCTAAATATTTACAAGGAACAGAAGTTTAATTATAAAGTAGATAAGGTAAAACTATTATGAGCTCATTCACATCAGAAGAGAAAGTTCGAGTTTTCAAATTGTCAAACGGTGAAAGTATTATTGGCGGTTATGACGGCCCCGAAATATTTGATTTTACAATACCATTAAGTGTTAGTCTTCCATTAAAAATGTCTATTGTTGGTCGTGGACCTGTTGGTCATGATTCCTTGAGTCTCTCACCTTGGGTACATCCAATGAGTGAAAGAGAATATATTGATGTAAATCCTTCATTAGTTGTTATGTCAGCAGAAGCTTCAGTTGGTCTTACCAGTTATTATAATCATTGTATTAATACATTTTCATTTGGCCAAGATGAAGATGAAGGTGATATTGGCCCCACTGATGAAGAATTAGATGAAATCAGTATTGAAGAAGCTTTAGATGAGGTTACTGATCCTGACTTAAAACATACTATTCATTGAATATCTATTACTGTTTGTTGAAGACTCAGCATAGTTACTATACGATATTATAGACCCTTTGTCAAGTGCCTTTAAAATAGAAAAGGGACATTGACAATTTGTTCAATATGAGTTATTATATGTATACAGTTAAAAGTAACAATTATTGAGGAGTCCGCATGGCTAAAAAGAAAGGTGAACATTACGTTGACAATAAGAAATTTTTAGAGGCAATGTCAGAATGGAAAGAAAAGTGTAAAGATTTTGAAGAACAAGGAGAACTTTCTCCACCTTTAACAAATTACATTGGTGAGTGTTTTTTAAAGATTGCTACTCACCTATCTTATCGTCCAAATTTTATTAATTATTCTTATAGAGATGAAATGATATCTGATGGTATTCAGAACTGTTTGCAGTATGCACACAATTTTGATCCAGAAAAATCTAAAAATCCTTTTGCATATTTTACTCAAATAATCTACTATGCCTTTTTGAGAAGAATTTCAGCTGAAAAGAAACAAGTTCATGTTAGAAATGAATCTATTAAAAGGAGAATTGAAGACCCATTTACTACAATGGCTGGGGATACTACGACTTATACTATAGATCAAACTATGATTGATAATCTTCTTCCCAACGAAGATGTTTACAAACCAAAGAAAAAAGAAAATATTAAGGTAAAGGGCCTTGAAGTTTTCATGGAGACTGACGATTGAAAATTGCTCTAATTACTGATACCCATTTTGGAGCTCGAAATGATAATATCAATTTCAATGAATACTTTTTTGAGTTTTACGAAAATCAGTTTTTCCCATACCTAAAAGAACATGATATAACCGATGTTATTCATCTTGGCGATGTTATGGACAGAAGGAAATATGTTTCTTATCGTATTGCGAAAGATTTTCGTGAGCGGTTTATCAATCAATTTGAGAATTATAATTTTCACATGTTAGTTGGGAACCATGACACCTTCTATAAGAATACCAACGCTGTAAACTCACTACAGGAACTTGTAGACGGTAGATACGAGAATATTACGGTATACGAGGAAGCTACTGAAGTTGAGCTCGATGGGTGTAAAATTCTCTTTGTTCCTTGGATTAATGCAGATAATATGAATCATACCATGAAAATGTTAAAACAATCTGATGCCCAGATTGTTATGGGTCATTTAGAATTAAATGGTTTTGAGATGCAAAAAGGTATGGTCATGGATCATGGTTGGGATAAACAAGAGTTCAATAGATTTGATATGGTGATGAGTGGTCACTACCATCACAAATCCGATGACGGCCAGATTTATTATCTTGGTACACCATATGAAATTTACTGGAATGATTGGAATGACCCAAAAGGATTCCATGTGTTCGATACAGAGAAAAGAGAGTTGGAACGGATTGTGAATCCTCGTACTATTTTCTCTAAGATTTACTATGATGATAGCCAAGAAATTAATGATGATGTATCATCCTATAAAGACAAATATGTAAAGCTGGTGGTAGTTAATAAAAAAGATTTATACCAGTTTGATAAATTTGTTGACAAGTTATTACAGGCCGATTGTCATGAAGTTAAGATTATCGAAGACTTTTCTGAGCTTGATGCAAGTAATGTATCAGATGATATCGTTGAAAATACCGAAGACACGATGACGATGCTAGAACGATATATTGATGATCTGGATGTCACTCTAAGTAAAGATAGACTTAAAAATACAATGAGAACTTTATATACTGAAGCACAGGATTTAGAAATTTGATTATATTTAAGACGGTGAGATGGAAAAATTTTTTATCAACAGGAAATACATTCACAGAAATTAAATTAAATAGCGACTCCACTACTCTTATTATTGGTGAGAATGGTGCTGGTAAGTCTACAATTCTTGATGCATTATGTTTTGGTTTGTTTGGTAAGGCCTTTCGTAATATCAATAAAATGCAGTTGGTCAACACTGTCAATGGTAGTGCTGCGTTGGTTGAAGTAGAATTTTCTATTGGCTCAAAAAATGTTAAGATTATTCGTGGCATCAAACCAAATGTGTTTGAGATTTACATCAATGATAAGATGTATAATCAGGATGCAAATGCCAGAGATTACCAGAAGTATCTGGAACAACAGATTCTAAAGTTGAACTATCGTAGTTTCACACAAGTTGTTATTCTTGGTTCATCTACATTCGTTCCCTTTATGCAACTAAAGGCTCGTCATCGGCGTGAGGTTGTTGAAGAGATTTTGGATATTCAAATTTTCTCTTTGATGAACATGCTTCTGAAGCAGAGGTTAAAAACGATTGATGAAGATTATAAAGAGGTTAATCATAAATACAGTCTGTTAGAACAAGAGGTGAATCTAAAAGAAAAATATATAGAAGACCTTCAAGAAAACAAACGAAACTTATTGGTTGGTAAGTCAAACCTTATGGCTGGTAATGAAGAAGAGGTTTTTAAAAAGAAAAGAAGGATTACTGACCTTCAAGATGACATTGAGAGTATGCATGAGAAGATATCTGATGCATCAAAGGTTGAAGAGAAGTTTACTAAACTGAAAGACATCCAATCCCAACTGAAAGAAAA